AACCTTCATAAGACCATTTGAAAGGTTTTGCGATGACTGAAAAGTCTAAGCCTCCCGGCTATGACACAGATGCACTTGCTTGGAAACTTGCAAAGCATCTTCTCGAGGACTTCCGGCCGTTCCTTGATAAGTCCTTCTATGACGCTGTTTCTTCTGCAGTAGACGATTGCAACATAAAGGTCCTTAGGGGAATCAAGTTTGATCCTAACAACTCAAACCTGAGCGTTTTCGAACTGAAAGTTCGATACCAGCTTCTTGATCTTTTCAAGAAGTACTCGTTTCGCCAGGACGTCTATACGCCCGAAGAGGTGCTTGAAATGTCGAAGAAGAAATTCTTAGATAATCAAGCCCGACTCGATTCCTTCGTTATTGAAGAGACACCTCTTGTGAAAGAGATTATCTTCCGTGCGAAGGGGCATATCGACACCATACTTGGTGATTTTTCCAAGTTTGATATCCTGGAACGAGCCACGTTTGGCAAGAAGTCATCCGTATGAATTCCCAAACGCAAAGCCTGCGAAGGCGAGCGACTGGAAGCTCCAATAACGGGTTCATGTGCTCATATTGACTGGTTCACACACCTTTATGGGGTGTGGAATAAGCCTGCGTACTTGTACGCAAGCGAGAGAGCAGTGCTTCGCAAGAAGCCACTCTCCGTCTCTATAGACACACTCGAGGCTGTTCTTGTTAACAAGACATGGAAATCCAAAAGGATGATCATGCCGAACACCACCTTGGGTACTCTGTACTCTAGTGGCTTAGGCAAGACTCTTGAGGATAGGTTGCGTGATGCAAACTATGACATAAGACACCTTCAAGGCGTCCATGGTGAGCTTGCGCGGTTTGGTTCCATTACCGGTACTCTGGTAACTGCGGATCAGTCGTTGGCGAGTGACAACATTGTTGTTGCTCTCATCGACAGGTTGTTTCGGACTGAATGGGCTTCTGCTCTAAAGTTCGGGCGACTTGACAAGGTCGAGTTCTATGGCCGCGTTCTCGAAAGCAAAACTTTCGCTACGATGGGCATAGGGTTCACCTTTCCTCTCCAGACTCTTGTTTTTCTGGGGTTGCTTCTCGCAATACGGGACTACTGTGGTCTTGACGACACAACAGTGGTTTCTGTCTTCGGAGACGACTTGATCTATGACGTTAAGATGCATGACCTTGTTGTCAGCGTCTTTCCGTCTCTAGGTCTTGTTATCAACGTCGACAAAACGTTTGCGGATGGTCACTTCAGAGAGTCCTGCGGTAGTGATTACTATCGCGGTGTCAACGTGCGACCCTTCCATCTAGGAAGGTCGCCTGGAAAACGCCCTCAAAGGTGTTTAACAGAAGCATACCTCTATAAGGCCATAAACGGCTTACGCCGTCGCTGGTCCG